GCATTGCCTGACGCGGGAATGACATTTGAAATTCCAAAAATTACAGTTGCACCAACAGTTGCAGTTGTTGCCGAAGACGCAGCGTTTTCTGAAACAGATCAGAACTCAGCGTTCCTATCAGTAGACGTCAAAAAATTTGCGGGTCAGCAAAAATTTAGCGTGGAATTATTGACACGCACTAGCCCATTGTTTTATGACGAATTGCTCAGAAATATGGTCGCGGCAATGGCTAAGGCGCAGAACTCATACGTCAACGGCATTTTGATTTCAAACGCGTCACTTGACGCAACAACAGTTGCAACTTATCCAACCGCTGCCGAATTGCTTGGCATTGTTGGACGTGGCGCAGCGAGCGTTTATGGCGCAACTGCGGGTCTTGCAAATCCATTTGCACGCAATATGATCGTGTCAACGGGTCAGTGGTCAAACCTCATGACACTGAATGACGCTGGTCGCCCAATCTATTCACAGGTTTCAAACCCTATGAATCAGGCAGGCGTTGCAGTCCCAACAAGCCTGACTGGCAACGTTGCAGGGTTAAATCTTTACGTTGACCCAACAAACGGTGGCGACGGGGACGGAACGATCCTGGTTGTCAACCCTGACGCTTATACATGGTACGAAGGAACTTCATATCAGTTGCGCGCAGAATCAACCGCTGACGGTTCAATCACGGTTGGCGTATATTCGTTCGGTGCGGTGGCGAACAAAATTAACGCTGGCGCGTTCAAGAATAACAAGGCGTAAAGCCCACAACCTAATCATGCGGCGGGTTCTCCCGATCTCGCCGCAGCAGATCGAAAGGAAACGGAAATGCCAAGTATCGTGTCGACGCAGCAATTGCGCAGTGTGCTTGGCGTTTCCGTTTCACTTTATCCAGACAGTTATTTGGACGAAATAATCGACACGGCTGAAGCGGTAATTCTGCCAATGCTGGTGGCAAACACTTCAGCAATCAATTCATACAAACTTGAATCAAACGTTGCCTATTTCTACACCCAACGCAGTCACCATTTTGTCGCAGGTCAATCAATCATTGTGACTGGTCTGCCTGCACCATTTACGGCAACACACACCGTTATTACCGCGACTGAGTATTCGTTCACCGCTGCATTGACTTCAACAAATGTCACATTGCGCGAAATAATTCCAATGGGTACGGCAACACTTTCAGGCTATTCAGCAGTTAATATTTACGCAAACACCCCTGCAATCGAATCAGCAATTCTGGCAGTTAGCGTGGAAGTATTTCAATCACGCGTTGCGGCTGGCGGTCAGATCGAGGGCGTCGATTTTACGTCAACGCCTTACAGAATGGGACGCAGTTTGACCAATCGCGTCAGCACTTTACTTATGCCTTACCTGGACGTTGAAACGGTAGTGCAATAAATGCCAGCCAATTCAGTTGCCGAAACCCGCGCAGCCTTAGCCAACTCATTTAGCGCACTTGCGGCGAACATTTATTCAAGCGTACCTGAAGCGCCAATCCCGCCCGCAATTGTTGTTGTGCCTGATTCGCCTTACATGGAAGTTGTATTGATTGGTAAAGCAAAAACTCAGGTCAAAATCAATTTCGCCGTTTCAGCAATTGTTGCGTCAAATAGCAACGCGGGTTCGCTGGACAACCTGGAAAAACTCATCATGGGAATTCTTGCGGCAATGCCCGCAGGATACGTTGTTGGAGAAATCGAAAAGCCGACGGTTTTAGAAGTAGGTCAAAGCCCAATGCTGGTCGCCGACATCAACGTTTCAACTTACTACACGCAGACGACATAAGGAGTTATAAATGCCAACAACAATTATTACTGGGCGCGACGTCACATTCACTATTGGTGGCAATAACTACGACGCCCAGGCAACAAGCGCAGTTTTGTCAAATAGCCCTACAATCGAAACCTATCAAACGCTAGACGGCAAGGCATACAAGCACATTGACGATCAATTCACGTTTGACGTTGAAATGCTTGCAGACTGGGGCGCAACTGGTTCATTGTGCGAAAGTCTTTGGAATGCAACAGAATCAGCACCTAATACGGGAATCACTACAGTTATGACCGCAGCCAGCGGCGCGACATTCACTTTCCAAATTCTGCCAGCCTTTCCAAGCGCGGGTGGTACTGCACCTGACGCACAAACCGTTTCACTATCATTTATCGTTATCGGCATTCCAGCCGAAGCGTTCTAAAACCTAACAATCGGGAGAAAAAATGAAACTACCAATCACAATTGAATACAACGACGGGGCGCAGGCGACCTATACGGCTGCGCCGCCTGAGTGGGTTAAATGGGAAAAGCACACAGGTCACACGATCAGCCAGGCACAGGAAAAGATCGGAATATCCGATTTGGTCTTTTTGGCGTATCACGCTATGAAACGTGAAGCCGCTGGGAAGCCAGTCAAGCCAATCGAAGCGTGGACGGAAACCATTGCTGAAGTAATGGTCGGTGACGCAAACCCAAAAGCCACCCAGTCGGAAGCCTAAGTCGAATCGTTTGGGAATTGGCTATCGCAACCAATTTACCGAAAGAACAATTCGAAACGGCTGAGGACATTTTGACAGTGTTGGAAATTCTGGAAGGACGGGCGAATGGCTGAAAAAGTAGCGATCAGTTATGACAAGGCTGAACTGCGCGCCATTCTCCGTTCTTTCAAAGCAATGGACGACGAAGCGATCAAGCAAGCAAAAATCGCAACTTCAGAATTAGCCGAATACGTCAAACAAAAAGTTTCAAGTGCGGCAGGTGGAAGAAACAATCGTGCGTCAAAAATAGTTGCTGACGGTGCAACGGTTTCCAAGTCATCAAAAATTGGTGAGATTTCCTATGGGTTCGCGCGGCAGCGATTAAGTGGCGGGGGAACGACCCAACAGGTTTGGGGCGGCGTCGAATTTGGTTCCAACAGACTGAAGCAATTCCCAGTCTGGTCAGGGCGCGAAGGTCGCGGGTCACGCGGTTGGTTTATTTATCCGACCCTTCGAAGCGCGCAGCCTGAGATTGTCAAAAAGTGGGAAGATTCATTTTCTAAGATTGTTAAGGAGTACACATAATGGCTGGAAGTCGTACCCTTAAACTTTCAATTCTTGGCGACGTTGACAACCTCAACAAATCGCTGAAAACCGCAGGCAGTGACGTTGATTCATTTGGCGACAAAATGGGCAAGGCTGGAAAAGCCATTGGCGCAGCATTTTTGGCGGCAGCCGCCGCCGCTGGCGCTTATGCAATCAAAATCGGAATCGACGGCGTCAAAGCCGCGATCGAAGACGAGAAGGCACAAACACAATTGGCACTGGCGTTGGAAAACGCAACAGGTGCAACGCAAGCCCAAATCGCTGCAACTGAGCAATCGATCTTGCAAATGTCATTGGCAACAGGCGTTGCCGACGACGACCTGCGCCCTGCGTTGGGTCGCCTGGCACGTTCAACGGGCGACATTACAACGGCGCAAGATTTATTGACGACCGCCCTTGACATTTCAACTGCCACAGGCAAACCGCTTGAAGCCGTCGCAAATGCGTTGGGCAAAGCCTACGACGGCAACACAACATCACTGGGCAAATTGGGGATTGGCTTATCGGCTGCCGAATTGAAAGCCATGTCGTTTACCGAAGTACAAGTCAAACTGACTGATCTATTTGGTGGCGCTGCCGCGCGCAATGCTGACACTTATGCTGGACGCATTGCAAGAATGCAAGTTGCATTTAATGAAGCAAAAGAAACAATTGGTTTTGCGTTGTTGCCTATTTTGGAAAAGGTCATCAACTTTATTAATCAACATGCGTTGCCAGTCATCAATGCGTTTTCAGGTGCATTTAGCCTTGACGGTGGCGGGCTTGGTCGCACGATTACAGATTTGGGCAACATCATCAAGGTAGTGTTCACGCCGATCATTAACGGATTGTTAAAAGCGTTCGGTTACATCAAAGACGCAATCGGTGACAACCTGGAAGCGTTTCGAACATTTGGCACGTTTATTGCAAAAGTTATTGCCCCAGTTATCGGGCAGGTATTGGGAACGGCACTAGAACGCGCAGGCAAAATTGCTGGCGTTGTCATTGACATAATCGGCGGCGTTGTGAAGATTTTGAACGGCTTGATTTCTGGCGCCGTCGCTGGAATCAACATTTTGATTGGTGCATATAACGCAATTCCATTTCTGCCAAACGTTTCAAAAATATCAATGCCAACGGTCAGCGTTCCTGCCGTATCGACCAACATTCCAACTTCAGCCAGCGTTACTGGTGGAAGTAGCGTTTTTGGCGGTGGCACTTCAGGCGGCACTGGTGGCGCAACCGTTTCAGGTGGGGGCGGGGGCGTGGCGACCGCCGCAAAAACTGCCGCATTTGCAACCGCAGGATTGGCTGCCATTCCTTCCAATTTCAACGTTGGTGGATTCCGCGCTGGTGAGGAACGCGATCGAGGAACGACAATAAATGTGAACGTTTCAGGTGCGATCGATAAGGAAGGCACTGCCAGAACAATTGTGGACACCTTGAACAATTCGTTTTATCGCGGAACAGGTGGCGCAGGTAATCTTGCAGGGAATGCAGTCGCGTGACCCA